CTTCTTTGATAACTGATTTCCCATCTTTACCCATATTAACTTCACCAAATGCCCCCGAAGCCATGTAATCACCTTTTCCTTTTAAATCAAAGTCGGGTTGACTAAGGAAACCAGATCCCTGGAGAGTTTTATTCATCTCCTTTACTTTCTGTTTATCTTTTACCCTAGAAGGAACTCTATATGCAGCATCGTTGGCTATTTGTGCCCTTTGACGATCATCACCACCATAGTCTGGTGCTCCTGCCTTTGAAAGATGATCTAGTTCTGCTTCTCTATCCTTTGTCTTTAATGGTGCTAATGCTTTTTGTACTCTTCTTTCAGTTTCTCCTCCATCAGAGGGAAGTTTAATCTTTCCCCTGACCCTATCCATCATAGTCCTTTGACCTGTATAATCTTTTTCTTCTTCCTCCTGCACTCCTACCAACTCTTCCATTACAGCTTTAAGTTGATCAAAGGTAATGTTAGTAAAGTTACTACCTTGTGGGCCAGCAAGCCATTTAATGTTATTAGGAGTACCAACATAGGAATCTTCAGGCACTTCTGCTGGTGGCTCAGCACTATTCACGCAGGTGCTCCCATCAGGACCTGGCTCCCATTCTAAAGTGGCTGGTACCTGCTCCTTCCCAGGCTCAGGAGCCCCTCCTACCATTGATCCAGGAGTCACTGGGGGCAAGCCCATGGCTGTCCTGACGCCAGGCATCTGTCCAGCCTGGGTCATCTGAGCTGATGTGCTCATATTGGGCACTACTTCACCAGTATTGCCACCAGCTACTTTCTCTGCCTTCTCTGCTTCCTGCTCAAGATCAACTGGTTGTAGAACATCTCCAACAGTTTTATGAGTGGTCTTGCCGCTGGAATCTACCCAATAGCCAAAGCCTTTATACTTAAGGCCCATTGCAATAGCTTCTTTATGAGCCTTTTCCCCTTTTACTTCATTGAGAAGAGTATTTAAACGTTTCATTTAGGCATCTCTCCTGCATCTCCTGGGCGTTGATCAGTGGGAGGTTCTTCCCATGCATAACCACCATCATAACCACTATTTCCCCATACTCTAAAGGCAGGGCTTCCATTAGCAGGCATTGGTCCCCCTTTACCTGATACACTATCCTTTTGTGTCTTAGGGACACATCTCATAGTAGTATTATCCCATTTATATCCCTTTGGGCATGAGGGCATTTCTCCTTCTACCTGATATAGTGGAGAAGTGGTTGCTTCAATATATTCAGAATAATTCATCGAGTCTACTACTTTATTCTTATTTATCCTGGTACTTTTTTCTTCTCCCACTGCTTAGGTAGGGTGAAGTTAAGCTTACTAAATTCTAATCTATCCACTAACTTGGTTACCTTATTGCCTTTTATAGCAACAAATCCTTCAGGACTTGTTACCTGAAAACCTTTACCTGTATTAACAAAGGTTTTGAGTTCTGATACCTTCTTCATTCTTTTTACTATAATCATCTTAGCAGCCATTATATTCATGTAGGTAGCAATCAGCATCTTCATTTGCTTCTCATGCTCTTCCATAAAAAGAAAGCTTTCTAGGTATTTTGCTGCTTTGTTTCCTTGTCCTCTTATGGTTCCAAGTTTCTTGATAGCTTTATCATACTGAGCACCTACAAATTTATAGAAATCCTGAGAAGCCATACTAACTGAAGGGATTGGTTGTCCTTCTTTTACATAGTTATTGAAGAACTGTAGGAGGAGAGTATCTATTGCTAGTGTCTTCTTACCAGTTTGTATTTTATTGAGAATACCTTTGCATTGGTTGACCGAACCTTCAGCCATCCTTATAGCAGAATCAAATTTAGCTCTCTCTGCTTGACTCAAACTGGCTACATTACCAACATCTTTAAATTCTACCTTTTGAGCCCATACGCTAGGACTGCTTCTAAAAGCTGAATCATTGATTTGATAGGAAGCAGTCATGGTTGCTAAGGTAGCACCTTGATACGAGTTAACGAATACAATACCTAAAGATGCTTTCTCTATCTGCTTACCTAATGGTGTAGCTGGATTTACAGCATAGGTAATGGTATTAGGTGTCCAGGTGATTAACCTTTCACCTTTGATTGTTTCAGGTCTTTTATCACCAGGAGTGAACATCAAATCACCCTGCAATACCCCTTGGATATTACAGGATGGTAGGTATTTCAGACATTCACTCAGTTTCTTGGCGAGTCCACCATTATAATATCTTTGAACATCTGCTTGTGTCTTACATATCTTTGGCTCTTTAGCAAAGACACCTGTCTTATGTCCTACAAAGAACTTACCATCTGATGGATCTGTTCCACAAACTACAGCAGGTGCTCCATCAAATTTGGTTGTTACTTCTACGCCACCACCAGGATTTCCAGATAGAAAGTCAGCTACTCCTTTGAGTACTTCAATAGCTTCCTTCGCACCCTTAGTTCCATCTGTAAGAATACGATCTTCTACGTGGGTTATGTGGGTGTTGCGAGCCATTGGGTGATACCCTTTATTCTATATTTATTGTAGCACACAATGGCTCTGGTGTCTAGCCTCCGTCGGCAGCGCAGCCAACCATTGCTCCAGTAACAACTCCAAGAGGAATAGCCCAGATACGTCCTTCATCTCGTGAAGCAATAGCACCTACAGTACCACCAGCAATACCACCAACGATAGTACCTCCAATACAGGAGTTATCATCAGTGTGGCGACTGTGGTGATGATGCCTACGTCTGGGACGTGCTGCACCACTACAGGGGATTTCTTTTTGCTCTGTCCATCTTCTTACACGACCAGGGTTTCCTGCAGTACCTGGAATATAGCGTTCACGATAGACTTCTTTGTAGCAAGTCCTTTCATTTACACCAGAAACTCCTCTCCTCACCCTTCCTACATGGCTATGGGGGTGACGTCCTCTGTGAGCCAGGGATACTACTTCTTCAGGGTGGTGTGCCAATGCTGCTCCTGGAGCAGTGATAAGGGCAGCTAGGATAAGGGGGATAGTTTTCATAATGATTCTCCGTCAGTGGTATTTATGTTGCCATCCTCATCCTTCTTAAGGAATCCAAAGGCTTCTTCTTTCTTGTCAGCTCTTTTCTTGTGTGCTAGTTTAGCAACACTTTCCATAACCTTCAAGGTGTCTTCAATGCTTCCTCCTGAGTCCTTAATAGGTTGATTTACAATGTGAAAAAGAGGCAGGAACTGATCCATTGCCTCCTGCATTTCTTCTGGACTTAGTGGTTTATCACTCATAGGTCTCCCTCCTGCCTGTGTTCAGAGTACCAAGCATCAAATTGTCCACCAGGATACCTGGCTTCTAGCTTTTTAATGTTCTCACCAATAACCTCATCCATTGTGAGATCCAGAGCCATCAGACATTGGGTAAGATACCAACAGACATCTCCTAGCTCACGCTTAAGGTGAAACTTAGTTTCATCATCAAAGGGTTTCCCTTGGAATACCAACTTCTTCACAATCTCCATAATCTCACCACCTTCACTGTTGATACCAACAGCACCAGTCATAAGACGCTCAATATTTGCTCCTTTCCTATCAAGGTCTAGGAGTCTTTCAGTAAGAGCAAGAAAGTCTTTACTTTCATCTGATGTAACTGCATCAACAAACTCACGATACTTTGCGAGATCAATCTTTTTCTTAGTCATAATGAATTCAATTCATACTACAATGTTAGCACAGTTTAGGCTTTCTTTCTAGCCTTAAGGGGATAAGCACGTTTTCTAGCTGTTGGGGCATCCCCCTCTCCTTTCATAAATTCTTTGTAGTTCTTCCCATACTTCATACGGGCATCCCTAGTTTTAAACTCCTTTTCTTGCTTCTCCATCTTGGGACCTTCAGACCGCATAAAGTCCTCATAGTCTCTGCGGGCTTCTTGGTAAAAGAAATTATCCATAGTTCTATTTAGAATGTAAAGTCACCAAATGATTTAGAGGAGGAAAACTTAGGCTCAACCTCTACGTTTAGAATGTCTTCCTGAGCAGACTGCTCTACATCAAATAATCTCATCTTAGCTCTATCTATTCCAACTACAAACTTCTTATAGGTTGTTAGATCATTGTATCTGTTTTTGAGTTGTTTGACCATAATCTGTCCCATCTCATCCAGCTCTTCGGTAGAAATAAGAGCAAACATAAAGTCGGCAGTAGCAGGTAGACCAAAAGACTCAGACGTATCTGTAAGATCAACATCAGAATTAGCAAATCCTCCACGGGTAGTTTGAGTTGCACTCATTACTGGGAGATTATACTTCACAGCAAGTCCACGCAACTCTTCAGCAATCGCTTTCACGACTGTATATGAGTTTACATTACTTCCTGCTTTGTATCTAGCACTTGTGCAGATATTAAGATAATCCACAAAGACAATATCAGGCTTGAATGCTTTCTTCATACTCAGCTCTTTAATCAGGGCATCGAAGTGTCCAGAATGAGCTGAGGCAGTAGGGTATTCTTTGATATAAAGTTGTCCCTGTGTTTTCTTTTGTATCCCCAGCACCTTTGTTTCAAACATAGGCTTGGGGATATCAATTATGTCTTGGAGGTTGGTGTTGAGGAGGTTTGAGTCAATTCGCTCAGCAATTCTCTCCTCCGCCATTTCAAGAGTGATGTAGAGAACGTTCTTCCCTTGCAGGAGGAGGGAGCTAGCCAATGAGCACATGAATAGACTCTTTCCGACGCCTGTACCAGCAAGAGCGATGTTGAGAGTTTTATTAGGGATGCCGCCCTTCGTAATTTTGTCAAAGTAAGATAATCCAAAGGAGAGCCTTTCTTCTTTGAGGTGATAGAAGTCATATCGTTCGTTATAGTCCTGTAGGTAATTGTGGCCAATGTGAGCGTCAAAAGAGACACCTAACGCTTCCGACAGTAATTCAGGGATAGATTCTCTTCCCTTATCTTTGTCTTGTCCATCATGAATAGAAATGGATTCTAAGAGAGCGAGATAAACGGCCCTTTCTTTGCACCACTTCTCAGTTGTATCCACCAACCACTCAAAGTTGTTTTCGTCCTTCTCCAGAAGGTTTCCTGCAGTTGATTGGATTGATTGGAAGTCCTCTTCGCTGAGTCCATTGAGGGATTCGATGGCAACTCCCAGAGTATCGGTTGTTGGACATCCTCCGTATGTAGTGAAGTGTTCCTCAATGATTTTAAATAAGTTCTGTCCAGTGGATGTTTCAAAGTAAGACTTCTGTACATATGGTAAAACCTTTCTGGTGTATTCTTCATTGTGGATAAGTCCTTTAAGAATAGTTGTTTCTAGGGTTGTAATCATGAAGCATCATTATTATCAGTGAAGTACTGATGATAAACATCAGAACTCTCATGGCTCAATTTTAACATAAACTCCACTGTAGATCTATCCAGATCAGGGAATTTACTCCAATAATACTGTAGCTCAACCTCCGTAGGAGAAGGTTCCTCTGGCAATGACATCTAGTTTCTCCAGAACTTCAGGGGTAAAATAGTTTTCAGGGTTCTTGAGTATTTCTTTAGCATAGAGTTTCTTCCCATCAATTTCATATCTACCAGCTACATTCTTCCAGAGTCCACCAATTTCACCGAGTTCAAGAAGACCATAATATCGATCAAGGCCACGCTCATCATAATAAAGCTTAACTTCCACATCTTGATTTTCTTTGCTTAAACGCGACTTAGCAGTCTTTGCCTTGATAATGTTGCCAATGACTTCTTTTCCGTCTTTCTCCTTCTTTTTACTAAGATAGATAATGCTACTGGCAGCGTACTTAAGGCCGCTCCCACCGCCCATCTCTTTAGTAGGAACATAGGAACCGATGACATCATAAGTATGGTTTGTGACGATAAGGGGAACATTGGCTTGACCAAGTTTAAGAGTTAACATTCTGAATGCGCCTTTAACCAACTGAGATTTGGTCATATCCCTGACGTTCTTATCAGCTAAGGCGTCAGTGATTTCCTTCTCAGTTGATAGCATCCCAAGGGAGTCTAGCACAAACAGCATAGGTTGGCGTTTGTCCTCCTCCAATTTGAGATATTTATCTACACACTGCAGTGCTTTGGTTCTAAATTCTTCAATCGTTACAACATTGATGACAACCACTCTGTCGGTATCGATACCCCTGGAAGATAGTAGAGAAGGAGTAATAGCAGACTCAGTATCAAAGTAAAGCACAACAGCGTCTGGGTTACTCTCAAGGAAATTTCTGACCATCGCAAGAGCGAAGAAAGTTTTACCTGTAGATGACTCACCGGCCAGAGCAGTAATCTTATTAGCAGAAATACCGCCGAAGATACTACC